CAATCTAGTTAAAGAAGAGATGGATGCGATGCGTAGACGTGACCCACAAGGACGTAAGATATCCAATGAGTACAGTGGATGGCAATCAAATGATGGATGTGAGTCTAGTCCTATCATGAGTCAGTTGATGAGAAAGATTGAACAGTTATTTAAAGATGAAGTGTTACCTTATCATGGATGCAATCAAAATCAAATGCATATGGAGATTGGTAATTCATGGGCAAACATAAATGATTTTACTGCATGGAACAGACCACACTTACACAATGGTTGTTGGTATAGTGGAGTATTTTATGTTAAGGCTGACGGAGATGAAGGTGACCTATCAATGATTGACACTAATGTACAAGTAGTGTCAGACTTTCCACATTCACCACGTTCAAGATGTTCTTTCAATATCAGACCAACAACTGGTCTATTAGTTTTGTTTCCAAGTGGATTGATGCATATGGTTGACCCCAATCTAACACAAAAGGATAGATATAGTATTTCATTTAATATGAATACCCATTACCATTCACCAGTAGGTCAAAACTGCGAGATAGAAAACTATAATCCTGACGAATATCTTTTCGAAATAGACAAGAATGGTAACCCCACGATAGACTGATTTTCATAAATAAACATATGGAAGTTACTGTTAACCCTGAATTTTTGTGGCACGTATTCATTACGGCTGTCGTTTTCCCACTAGGTTTTCTAGTTCGTTCTGTATTAGCAGAACAGAAGAGATTGGATATCTTACTCAATAAAACAAGAGAAGAAATCGCTAGAGATTATGTGACGAGAGAAGAAATAGAGGCAGACTTCCAAAGATTACTCGATTCAATTCAGAGAATCGATGAAAAGATAGACAGATTACAGTCAAGAACTTACTTCCAAGATTAAAATTCGCATAAATAGTAGTAGACATTTAATTAATGGAACACTACTATGGCAGAACCAAATTCAAAAGCATCACTAAAAGAATACATTAAGAGGAGACTCGGAGCTCCTGTTTTGGAAATTAATGTAGATGATGACCAAATGGATGACAGAATTGATGAGGCACTCCAATATTTTAGGGAGTACCACTACGATGGTTCAATCAAAACTTATCTAAAACATCAGATTAGTTCAACTAAGAGAACTGCAATGAAGGTCGATTCTTCTGAAACTGCAGCTCCTGCTGGTACACACGATTACACTGGTGAGGTACATAAAGAACAGAGAAACTATATTGTATTACCTGAACATGTTCTCGCAGTGTTAAACATATTCCCATTCAATGATAAACATAATATGAATATGTTTGACCTTAGATATCAATTGAGATTGAATGACCTTTGGGATTTAACATCTACAAACATATTGTACTATGAACAAGTGCAACAACACATCAATCTATTAGACCACATTCTAGTAGGTAGAACTCCTATCAGATATAATACGCATATGAATAGATTGTATCTTGATATGGATTTAGATGCAATCAATGATGATGAATATCTAATCATAGAGTGTTACAGAAAATTAGACCCAACAGATTTTACAGACATTTATAACGATATGTGGTTGAAGAGATACTCAACTGCATTAGTCAAGTATCAATGGGGAGAGAACCTATCTAAGTTCCAAGGTATACAATTGCCTGGCGGAGTTCAGTTAGACGGTTCACAAATGAAACAAGAAGCCCAAGAAGAGATTACAAGATTAGAAGAAGAGTCTAGATTAAATTATGAAATGCCTGTGATGGATATGATAGGTTAATTATGCCGACAAATGTATATTTCAATCATGCAGTTCAAACTGAACAGCATCTTTACGAAGATTTAGTCGTAGAATCTTTACGATTCTATGGACATGAGTGTTTCTATTTACCTAGAACAATTGTAGAAGAAGACACTATCTTAGGTGAAGACATTCAATCAACATTCGGTGATTCATACAGTGTTGAAATGTATATTGAAAATACAGAAGGTTTTGAAGGAGAGGGTGACCTCTTTAGTAAGTTCGGTGTACAAGTACGTGACCAAGCAACTTTTGTAATGTCACTTAGAAGTTGGGAGAGATTCATATCATTAGATTCAAATCTCGCAACATCGCATAGACCAAACGAGGGTGACTTAATATACTTCCCTCTATCAGGTTCATTATTTGAAATCAAGTTTGTAGAACATGAGAATCCTTTCTATCAAGTAGGTAAACTATTTGTATTCAAGATGCAGTGTGAACTGTTTGAATATAGTGGAGAAGACTTTGATACTGGTCATGATGGTATAGACCTTGTTGAAGATGAACAGGCATACTCAATAGAGATGACGATGACTCAAGGTGGTACTGGAACATACTACGCAAATGAAAATGTGACACTTGATAGTGTCGTAGTGGGTGAAGTTGTTTCATGGTTACCGTCAACTCGAAAACTAACAATCAAAGATAATACAAAAACACTTCAGGTTGGTGATACTATAGTTGGTGCGACAGATGGTGCATCATACACTATCAATGCAATAACAGATATCATGACCATGAGTAATGATGGAAACTCTCAGAATAAAGAGTTTGAAGATAAGGATACATCATACCTAGACTTCAGTGAAACTAATCCGTTTGGAGAACCGTAATGTTTGGAACGTATTTTTATAATGAGACTATCAAGAGGTCAATCTCAATCTTTGGTACTCTATTCAATAACATCTACACCAAGAAGGTGAAGAGTGATGGTACTGTATTGTCTCAAAATTTAGTTCCTATTTCATACGGGCCTAAACAAAAGTTTCTACAAAGACTCGCAGAGGAACCCAATTTATCTGATAATAATAGAACTGCATTAAGTCTTCCTAGACTATCATTCGTTATCAGTGGGTTTGAATATGATGCAACAAGACAACAAAACAAAATTATTAGAAACCAAAAGGCACAATTAGAAACAGATAGTACTCAAAGAGGATATCAATATCAACCTGCACCATATAACTTAACGTTTGATTTAAGTGTTCTCGCAAAGAATTCAGTAGATGCACTTCAAATAGTAGAACAGATACTTCCATACTTCCAACCTGAATATACAGTAACAATGAAGATGGTCGATGATATGTCTGAAGTTAGGGATGTACCTATTGTATTAAACTCAGTTTCAATGGATGACCAATTCGATGGTTCCTTTGAAGAAAGAAGAGTCATAGAGTATACACTTAGTTTTACAATGAAGATATACTTCTTCGGGCCTATCTATACTGGTAAGATTATTAAGAATGTTATTGAAAGAGATTACATCAATAGTGCAACAGGACAATTTACAACTTCTCAAATCGATTCATCAGGTCTCGTTAAAGAAGTGAAACACTATGAACCTGCATTCGCAGAAGTAGTCAATGCAGCTGTTTCTAACAACGCAACAGTGACTTTTGCAAGTGCGATAAATAGTAAGATAAGTGTAGGAGATGAAGTGTTCGGTACAGGACTAACACCTAATCCAACCATATCTGCAATTGCAAGTGATAGACTCTCAGTTGATTTATCAAGTGCAGTAACAGTTGATAAAGATGTGACACTTAAGTTCGTAGGTTCTGTAGACCCAACTGATACGTTTGTGGTCGCAGAAACAGTAACGTTCTATGATGATGGTACAAGTAGTACTTTCGCAGACGATAAAGTGACAGATGCAAGTTAATTATGACAGACAAAGTAGACCAACAGTTGAATGACCTGTTAGATATCAATACGGATATTAAACAGGAAACAAATAAAGTTCAGTTACCTTCACGTATTGATAACATCGAAACAGATTATAAGTACGCAAGAGAGAACCTTTATAACCTCGTAGAGAGGGGACAAGATGCAATCGATGGTATCTTAGAACTTTCCAAAGAAACAGAACACCCACGTGCATATGAAGTCGCAGGTCAATTAATTAAGACCGTAGGGGAAACTGCAGAAAAACTAATAGACTTACAAAAGAAATTAAAGGATGTAGAAACTGAAAAGGGCCCATCAACACAACACAATCATCTGTATGTGGGGTCAACTTCCGAATTGCAGAAGTTTTTAAAAAAGAACAAATAGATTATGGTACAACCAAAAAACGAGGGTTACTTAGGTAACAACCTAGTAAAACGTGCAGGTATAGAACATCAATATACCGAAGAAGAACTAAAAGAGTACTTAAAGTGTACTAACGACCCTTGTTATTTCATTGAAACCTACACTCAAATTATATCGCTTGATGAAGGTCTTGTCAAGTTTGAATTACGTGGATATCAAGAAAACTTAATTAAACACTATGATGCAAATAGATTTAATGTAGTTCTCGCATCAAGACAGAGTGGTAAATCAATCACATCTTGTGCATATCTATTATGGTATTTGTTATTTCATCCTGAAGTAAATGTCGCTATCCTTGCAAACAAAGGTGCGATTGCAAGAGAGATGATTGCACGTTTAGTTACAATGTTGGAGTCTGTTCCATTCTTTTTACAGCCTGGGGTTAAGATTCTTAACAAAGGTTCTATAGAATTTGGTAATGATTCTAAAATAGTTGCGGCTGCAACATCTTCAAGTTCGATTCGTGGTATGTCAATCAACTTACTGTATCTTGATGAGTTTGCATTCGTTGATGGTGCAGAAGAGTTTTACACTTCAACATATCCTGTTGTTACCTCAGGTAAAGATTCAAAGGTTATTATCACATCTACTGCAAATGGTGTAGGTAATATGTTCCATAAGATATACGAATCTGCAGTTCACGGACAATCAGAGTATAAAGACTTCACAATCAATTGGTTTGATGTGCCAGGCAGAGATGAAGAATGGAAGAAGATGACCATTGCAAATACCTCTGAGGCGCAATTTGAACAGGAATACGGTAATAGTTTCTTAGGGACAGGTTCAACCCTCATTAACTCTAATACGCTCTTAGGCATGAAAGCAGTGGACGCTGAGTGGGGTAGAGACGGTATAAATGTATATGAATTACCTCAACCTGACCATAACTATATCTGTACAGTAGACGTGTCCTCAGGACGTGGATTAGACTATTCTTCCTTTACTGTTATAGATGTATCGGTAAAACCCTTCAGACAAGTGTTAAGTTATCGTGATAATATGATTTCAAGTATGTTGTTACCTGACATAATTAATAAATACGTAAGACCATATAATGAAGCACTGGTTATTATCGAAAATAATGCAGAAGGTTCTATGGTTGCAACTCAGTTGCATTTTGATATTGAATACCCTAATGTATTTGCTCAGGGTCTTCAAAAGGCTTCTGACATCGGTATAACGATGAATAGAAGAATTAAAAGGGTTGGATGTTCTACCCTAAAAGAGTTATTAGAAGAGAACAGACTGTCTATAGTTGATAGAGCAACTATCACTGAACTCATGACTTTTGTCATCAAAGGCAATAGTTACGAGGCAGACAGAGGGTATAATGATGATACGGTGATGAACTTAGTTTTATTTGCATGGTTTGTAACTACTGAACAGTTTCAGTGGTTAACAGATAAGGCAGTAAAGGATTTATTATACTCAGAACAACAAAAAATTATAGAGGATGACCTGTTACCACCTGGCTTCTTTCACCAAGAGGATGAAATATCAACTTCTTTTGTGGATTCAGATGGAGATAGGTGGTTTAGTGAAGAATAAATAGTATCGTTAAAAGTAATAAAGTTATAAATAAAACAGTAAGAAAACTTTTTACATTAACAGGAGAAAAAGTATGGCATTTCAAGTATCACCAGGCGTACAGGTCTCAGAGATAGACCTTACAAATGTTGTACCTGCAGTTTCTTCCACTACTGGAGGATTTGCTGGTACATTTCAATGGGGCCCTGTTGATGAAGTAGTAACAGTTTCAGATGCGAAAAGTTTAGTAGAAGTATTCTACGAACCTGCAGATACGGAAGCTGGGGCTGAAGACTTCTATTCAGCTGAATCATTCCTTAAGTATGGTTCTTCACTACGAGTTATCAGAATTAATAACTCAGGGTTAGTTAACGCTAACGCAAGTGGTGGGTCTCAACTAATCAAAAACGAAACTGATTACCAAGATATTGGTAGAGATGGTTCTTTAAACGGAACTACAGGAAAATGGGCTGCTAGATACGCAGGTGTGTTAGGAAACTCACTTAAAGTATCAATGTGTCCTAGTTCTTCTGCATATTATAATGGTGCTGTGTCAACAATTGCATCAGAAGAGTCTGCAGGAAATACTACAGTAACAGTTGCATCAGGTGGTGGTGCATCATTCAATGTTAGAGATATCATTGAATTTGTAAACCACAATACGCAATATAGAGTTACTGCTATTAGTACTGATACGTTAACCATCGAAGCAATTGGACAACCTGCAGGAACAGGACTTACACAAGTCGTTCCAGCTTCTACTAACGTGGACAGGTATTGGGAATTCTACAACATTTTCAACAAAGCTCCAGGCACATCTGCTTCTGCTACTGCTGCTGGCGGTAGTGAAGACGAAATTCACGTTGTGGTTGTCGATGAAGACGGAAGTATCTCAGGAACAGTAAACTCTGTTCTAGAGTCATATCCTTTCGTTTCACTCGCATCAGACGCTAAGGATTCAAACGGAAACAGTAATTATTACAGAGATGTAATTGAAAGAGAATCAGACTGGGTTTACTGGACTGGTCATTCAACTGCAACTCACACTACTGCAAACGAACATAGAACACATGTTGGTTCTGCAGGAACAAATTTCAGTAGACCAAGTGCAGTCGAAAACTCATCATTGAGTGCAGGTTCAGATGGAACAGACCCTACTGCAGGGGAAATCTACGGAGCATGGCAAGACCACTTCGCAGATGCATCTGCAACTGACATCTCATTCTTAATCGTTGGTTCAACTAGAACAAACAACGGTGACAGTTTGGCTGACTGGACTACAATAATTAATCAAGGTATTCAAATTTGTGAAACTAGAAAAGACTGCATGTTAGTCGCATCACCTATGAAGAAAGATGTTATCGGTACTGCAAACGCAGAGGCAAATCACTTTGCACCGACATCAGAATACAATAGAAAATCAAACGTTGTTGCAACAGTAGATACTGCAACAAGTTCTTCATACGTAGTGTTCGATTCAACATGGATTTATCAGTATGATAGGTTTAATGACAAATATTGTTGGATTCCTGCAAATCCCCATACTGCAGGTATCATGGCAAGGTCAGACTTATTAAGAGACCCATGGTTCTCACCTGCAGGTTTCACTAGAGGTCAATACCTAGGAATCACTAAACTTGCGTATAATCCTACGAAGGCATCAAGAGATGACCTATATCGTGCAAGAGTTAACCCAGTTGTTACTTTCGCAGGACAAGGTACAGTATTGTTTGGAGACAAAACAGGTCTTTCAACAACATCTGCATTCGATAGAATTAACGTAAGAAGATTATTCATCGTCTTAGAGAAGGCAATTTCAACTGCTGCTCAGGCACAATTGTTTGAGTTTAACGATGCATTCACACGTGCTCAGTTTAGAAGTGCAGTAGAACCTTTCCTAAGAGACGTTAAAAACAGAAGAGGTTTAGTAGACTTCTCAGTAGTTTGTGACGAGTCAAACAACACAGATTCAGTTATCGATAGAAACGAATTTGTTTGTTCAATCTTTGTCAAACCTGCGAAATCTATTAACTTTGTAACCCTAAACTTTATCGCTACAAGAAGTGGTGTAGAGTTTGAAGAAGTATACGGTGCAGTTTAATAGGAGAAAAGAATGGCAACTATAGATCAATTTAAAGCACAGTTAATCGGTGGTGGCCCACGTGCTAACCGATTCAGAGTGTTCTTACCAAGGTCTGGCAATAAGATTGAATTTCTTTGTAAGGCTGCACAGATACCACCTGCAACAGTAGGAGTTGTACCTGTAAACTTTAGAGGTCACATTCTTAAACTTGCTGGAGATAGAACCTTCGAACCATGGAGTGTTACTATTATCAATGACGTAGAATTTTCTGCAAGGTCTGCTCTTGAGGCATGGCAAACAGAGATTCAGGCATTAGATTCAGGTGAGGGTGCAACAAACACGGACTACTTATTATCACGTGCTTTTGTAGAACAATTAAATAAAGACGACTCAGTTCTGGCGAGATACGAATTCTTTAACATGTTCCCTTCTAACATTGGTGCAATCGAACTTTCATACGAAACAGTAGATGCATTAGAAGAGTTTACAGTTGATTTTGAATTCTCTCACTGGGAAAGAGTAGTCTAAATTAAGTGAATAATACCCTAATAGGGGTGTTATAAATATCAGTATGGAATTATTTGGGTTTGAAATAACTCGTAAAAAAGACGAGTTAAGGGCAACGGAGGTCAAAGGGCCTTCGTTTGTTCCACCTGTAGACGATGACGGAACACCAGTCATACAGTCACAGCCAGGCGGATTTATCACTGGTGGTGCGTATGGGTCTTATGTCGACATGGAAGGTGGTATCAAGAATGAGGCAGAACTCATTCGTAGATATCGTGAAGTGTCACTAATACCTGAGTGTGATTCTGCTATCGAAGATATTATTAATGAGTGTATCACATCTGATTCATCTGATAGGATTGTTTCACTCGACCTCAGAGATGTAAAACTCTCTGATAGTATCAAGAACACGATACAAGACGAGTTTGCATACATCCTATCCCTAATGAAGTTCAATCAGAACTCTCATGAAATTTTCAGAAAGTGGTACGTTGACGGAAGAATTTATCTGCATAAGGTAGTGAATTCTAATCGTCAGAAGGCTGGTATTGTAGATTTACGTATTATCGACCCTTTAAAAATTAAAAAGATACGTAACGTAGAGAAAGACAAAGACCGTAAAGGGGTTGAAAAGATAAAAAAGGTTGAAGAGTTTTATGTTTTCAACGATAAAGGTTTTGACAAGACAGGTGGTACAGAAGGTGCTACCTTAAAAATTGCACCTGAGGCAGTGACTTACACTACTTCAGGATTATTGGATTACACTAAGAATGTTGTAATCGGATATTTACATAAGGCATTGAAGACTGCAAATCAGTTATCAATGATGGAGGATGCACTTGTTATCTATAGAATATCAAGGGCTCCTGAAAGAAGGATTTTCTACATTGATGTAGGTAACCTTCCAAAGGCAAAGGCAGAACAGTACCTTGCTGATGTGATGAACAAGTATAGAAATAAACTTGTTTACAACGCACAGACAGGGGAAATTAAAGATGACAGAAAACATATGTCAATGCTTGAGGACTTTTGGTTACCACGTAGAGAAGGAGGAAGAGGTACAGAGATTAGTACACTTCCTGGCGGACAGAATTTATCAGAGATTGAAGATATAGAATACTTCAAGAAGAAACTATATCAATCACTGAATGTCCCTAGAACTAGATTAGAGGCAGACAATGGATTTAACATGGGTCGTGCATCTGAGATTTCTAGAGACGAATTGAAGTTTAATAAGTTTACTAATAGACTTCAAAAGAAATTTGCAAGAGTGTTCATAGATGTATTAAGAACACAACTTGTATTGAAGGATGTAGTCTCTGCAGAAGAGTTTGACCAAGTCAAAGACTTCATGCAGTTTGATTTTGCAACTGACAACCACTTTACAGAGTTGAAAGATGCAGAAATCATAAGAGAAAGACTTGATACGTTGAGTCAGGCTCAAGAATACATTGGTAAATATTATAGTCATGAGTATGTACGTAAGTATATCCTCAGACAAACTGAAGATGAAATTGCTATCCTTGACAAACAGATAAGTACTGAAAAGGAAGAGGGTGGTGATGACGAAGATGACTTCGGAGGATTTTAATAAATGAGTGAGAATGCAAGAAAAGTTGTAGACCAAATCGAAAAGGGTCAATGGAACGATGCAAAAGAAACTGCTTTTGAGGGTATCAAAGGTAAGGCTGCAGAGGTCGTTGACATGAAAAGAGTTGAGATGCAATTAGACTGGATGGAAAATCCAACAACTGAGAGTGACGATTCCGAATGAAAACTTTCGCATCTATATCTAAAGAATTGAACGAAGCAAAGTTCAAAGCACCTCGTGGCGAAAAAGAGGTTAAGAGAGATATAGAGAAAGTCGGTGGGAAAAAGATTGAAATAGTCTTTACCCAAGACAAAAAAGGAAAGATTCATGTCTATCTAAATGGTGATTCCTTCACTGGAGGTGTACCATATAAGGACATGAAACAGGCAGAAAAAGAAACAAAAGACATGAAAAAAATCATGTTACAAATGTCCTATGACGGAATTAATACTGGAGATATATTAGATGAAATTAATATCAGAATTTAATGACTACTCAGTACAACCTGTAATCGTTGAAGAGAACGAGAAGGGTGAGAAAGAATACTTCATCGAAGGTATCTTCATGCAGTCAGAAATCAAAAACCGTAACGGAAGAGTGTATCCTAAAGAAGTGATGCAGAAAGAAGTAAAACGTTACGTCAAAGAATTTGTTGAGAAACAACGTGCTTTCGGTGAGTTAGGACACCCTGAAGGCCCGACTATCAACCTAGACAAAGTATCCCACCTAATCACGAAATTAGAAGAAGATGGAAACAATTACGTGGGACGTGCAAAGATTTTAAGTACACCAAATGGTCAAATCGTAAGAAATTTGATTGATGATGGTGCAAAATTGGGAGTATCATCTAGAGGACTAGGTTCACTAGAACAAAAAGGTGGTGCCCAATACGTGAAAAGTGACTTCCAACTTGCAACTGCAGGTGATATCGTTGCAGACCCTTCTGCACCTGAGGCCTTCGTAGAAGGTATTATGGAAGGTGTTGAATGGGTATATGAGAACGGTATCCTTAAGGCGCAAGACGTTGAACAGATGAAACACGATATTTCGTCTGCAAAACGTAACAAATTGGAAGAAGTTAAATTAAATTCATGGAAAAGGTTTGTTGAAAACCTTTAACATATAAATAAAAAAGAGAAAAACTCAAACAGGAGAAACAAATGGCAGAGTTAGATAAAAACCTAGAAACAGTTGAGGAAACTGTTGAGGCTATTGAGGAAGGTCAACAACCTGATTCAAAAGCAGAAAAGGGTGATAAACAGCCTGTAAAACAAGGTTCATCAGACGCCGCTTCAATTGAAAGTGGTAAAGGTGAAGTCGTCAAACCTGAAGAAAATCCTGTTGACAAAGCAGTTGCATCTGTAAAGTCCGCTGAAAAAACTAAAGAAGTAAGTGGTGACGCTCAACAAAAAGGTGAGGGTAAACCTGATGCACAACCTAAATTGAAAAAAGTTTCAGAGGGCGAAGATTCTGAGAAAGAAGATGCTCCATCTAAAATGGAAACAATTAAGGCAATGGTCAACGCAATGAAGGATATGGATAAAGAAAAACTTCAGGCAATGTACTCTAAAGTCAAGGAAGACGAAGAGGAAGTTGACGAGTCCTTAACAAAGGCAGAAATCGCTCGAAGCATCGTTGAACTCATGAAGAAGAAAGACGATGAAGACGTTAAGAAAGTTATGTCCGAAATGGAAGATGACGAAGTCGAAGACGAAGATGACGAGGAAGAAAAAGTAGATGAAGAAACATCTGCTGAACTCGAATCTGAGTTGGTTGAGATGGAAATAGATGACGACCTATCTGCAATCTCAGAAGCATTGGAACTTTCAGAAGAAAACACTGAAAAGGCTAAGACAATCTTCAAAGCTGCAGTGTCTTCTAAAGTCGCTGAAATCAAGACACAACTTGAAGAACAATTTAACGAACAATTAAAAACCTCGACAGAAGAAGTCAAGTCAGACCTCGCAGAAGCGGTGGACAAGTACATGACTTATTGTGCAGAAGAGTGGACGAAAGAAAACGAACTTGCAATCGAAAGAGGTTTGAGGTCTGAAATGACTGAGAACTTTATTGAAGGATTAAAAACATTATTCGTAGAACACTACGTTGATGTTCCTGAAGACAAGTACGATGTTATTGATGAACTCGCAAATCGTCTCGATGAGATGGAAGAAAAACTTGACGCTGAAGTATCTAAGAATATGGAAATCGTTGAGGAAAATGATTCCCTCAAGAGAGGCAACGTGGTAAGAGAGGCCTGCAAAGACCTATCTGAATCACAAAAAGAGAAAATGGTTTCACTTTCAAACGGTGTAGACTTCACAGACATTGAAGATTTCCAAGAGAAAGTTTCAGAGTTGAAAGAGGCTTACTTTCCTGTAGAAGGAGAAACTATTGCAGAAGAAACTGTTGTTGAAGAAGGAACAGGTGAATTATCAGAAGATAAAGAACCAGTTCTTGACCCTTCAATGAGTAGATATACTTCTGCATTATCAAAACTAAAACCATTAGGTTAATTTAAAGGGGAAACTTAAATGTTTTTATCAGAAAACTTACAAGAAAAGTGGCAACCGATTCTAGAACATTCCGATTTACCAAAAATCGAGGATAACTACAAG